ATCGTCGCCTTCTGCTGTAGGACATCTAATGACTGAGCAATTGGTCCTGTCGCTCAAGTATTTAGTCAAACTGTCATAAGTTTCCCAGAACATTTTATCTTCATCTGCCTGCTCTTCTGTGAGAGCGGCCCGAGCTACAGCACGGTTATTTTTATAGGGTTTGTACATGTCCTTGCGCCAGCTTCGCCCTTCAAGGGCAAAAACCACGTGATCGGCTTCAAATCTACGGGCCATTTTGTTAGCGGCCATTAGAGTAATGTGTAGGGCGAATCCAATCTTTTCCCAAGTATCGCTGGCACGAAAAGCACCGTGTCTAGCACGAAAGAATAAGTTGGCTGTATCTATAAGAACATATTTCATACTACAATTATAGCAGAAAACTCAGTCAATGTCAAACGAATTTATTGGTAACAATATAGTTAATCATATGTCGCATCCAAACACCATGTCCTTCTCTACCAAAATGCCACGAATTGGGCATGACTGTGTCTATGCCCGTTGAACGGATTACAGCATCATAGGTTTGGGCTGGATCATAGGGTCCTATGTAACTAACTCCCCAATCCTTTTGCTCATCAATTTTACTAAAATCATTATTGCCATTAAAGAAAATATGCGAAATTCCTTTGTGATCAAGTTCTTGATGGAATTCCCAAATGTCTCGGTGTGCTTGTTCAGTTTTTTCTTTCCAATCAAGACCAATTATATAATTGCGATATCTTTCAGCCGCTTCTGGCGGTACACTATCGGTTCCGCTGGCACCTACTTGATAATAGGTTCCGTTGTACGACCACTCTTCTCGTTCCCAGGTGCTCCACTGAATAATAACTATAATCTTTTCAGTATTATTTTTGCTTTCTTCTAGCCAGGCACGAGCAGTTCTTAATATTCTAGCATTTGAACCGGCACTTTCGGCTTCGCAATGAAACCCACATCTTAGTGCTAGACTTAATTGTTTACCCCAACTTACTGCAAGATTTTCTGGATGAGGTAATCGTCCTAGATAGTATAGTGCTGAATCGTCCTCAGCAAATGCATGAGGATTTACAGCCTCTGCTGCAGCGGTATGACTGTCACCATTTACATATAAAATCATATAATTTTTTGTTGTTGAATATAATCAATTAATCTTTTAGCCCAGGCCTCGTGACCGTCTGGCCCAAAATGATACCATTTGTCTGAAGGCAATCCTTGTTTTGTTAACCACCAGTAATAACTAGCATCGTTGTCGTATGGGTCGATAAAGTTTGATCCCCAATATCGATGCCCAGTGGGTTGAAAAAAATTGTACATACAATTAAAAAATACATGTTTAATATTTTTTTGATTAAGTTCTTGATGAAATTCAAAAATTTGATTATGCCAATACATTGATTTTGCATTTAACGTTTGTGGTGTTTGTTCTATTGCCCAGTTTTTATATAATTCTTGTAGCTCTGCTGGTAATTGATCGTGCCCAGAACTATTAACATTATAATACTGATTTTGGTAATACCATTCTTCACGTTCCCACGTGGTCCATCCAATTAATATTAAATCTGGAGTTGCTCCCCTTGCAAGATATTCTCGGGTGGTACGCAATATACTAGCGTTACTTGCACCAGGTTGAGCAGCATTTATAATATTAAACCCAATTTCTTTTGCTACAATATCAGAAAATCTTTCATGTGGATTTAAATTCATTCCGTGACTGTGGCTATCACCGTTTACATATAAAATCACGATACTTCTGACCTACCATCGCCAATGTTGCGTGTTTTAACTACACGATCACGTTCAGGATTAATTGCTTCGTATTGTTCGTAGGTTTCTAATACTACATTGCGGCACACAGCAGTAAACCAACGATCTACAATATCAGCATCAGTGTCTTTGGGATCCATTTGATAACCAGCACGTATTAAATTGGACACAAACTTTTCATTCCAATCTAATTCAAAGGCACCGTTCTGCATATTCTCAGGATCAACATCCATGCTGACAATGGTCACATATGGCTCACCTTTTTCAGTAGCAATTTCTTTTTCAGTCTTTTCTACTTTCTTGGGCCGTGGTTCTGCTTTAACTTCTGGTTTTTTCTTTTTTAAAAATCGATCAAATAGTCCCACGGGGTTCCTTTTTAGAGTCTAGTATTACCATAGTGTACTACACTAATGCCTGGCATGTCAACAGGTAATTTACGCCACGGATCAACAATAACCGACCCTGGCAAGATGGTACAATATGGTTGTGTATCAGCTTGGTCACCGGTATATTCATATGTAATCTTGCGATTATGGGCCCATAGAAACACTGCTGGCTGATTAAAATCATTGACTACATCTGTTGTATCATCAGCCAATGGATCAACGTAATAGCAACGATGACCAGCTTCGGCCACATAAAATCCTACCAAAGTACTGTAACTTCCAATACAATATTCAACGTCGGGCTTGTAGGCTTTACCGTGGATTACAATAGGCAAATTTGTTTTCTTGGCTTGTTCGACTAAAAACAATGCCAAGTTTTTGGCCTGGATTTCTCTGGCATGCATTACTGTATCAAACAAATCATAGCCAATATCATATTCTGCAGCCAACCAGCGTAAGGCAATGTTATCTCTAGGATGGCAAGCACCTGCATCGCCCATGCCGGCTGTCATATACTTGGGACCCATAATACGCATTGTGCTCTTAGACAGTGCATCGGTAACCACATCAACATTGATGTTGCCAATCTTGAGGGCAAAGTCCTGGATCATATTTACTAGACCAACTTTAGCACTGATAAAGGTATTGTAGAAAATCTTAATGGCTTCGCACTCGTCCCATGTGCCAACTTCGTAGCGTGGGTTATTTTGCATGATTGTTTCATATAGGGCTCGAAGTTCTCCAGCAACACCAGTCAAGCTACCATCCTCAGTGCCCAACATAATCATTTCAGGATTAACCATGTCCCACTTGACCGAACCCATGGCAATCAAGTAAGGATTGTAAACAAATTCATGTTTGGGATCTAATAGTGGAACAAACTTCTTACGAGTAGTTCCTGGCAATACTGTACTAATTAGCACTACTTTTTTAGGTGTAGTGGCAAATTGATTAACTTTGTTAATGGCATTAATGACAGCGTCATGCCCAAAGTCTTTAGGAGTCATATGGCTTGATGGAACTGAGCCATCGTACCCTTCAGCATGCGGAGTGGGCACAGCGATAAAAATCCACTCACTTTCGTTGACTAATTCGTCGATAGCACAAACTTTTACTGTGTTGCTAACCCGTGGGTAAATGTCGTAACCGCGTACTTCGTGTTTTTCTGCAAATACTTCTGCACAATCCAAGCCTAGCTTGCCGATGCCAATAAATCCTATTTTTTTCATTTTAATCCTTGAGATAATATTGAGTGCTACAGACTAATTTATCTGGGTTTGGGTCCTGGACTGTTATTTTTTAAACACCGGAATAGGGTTCATCTTGTGTAGGCTACGAGCTTGTATAGCACGGAATTTTTCCAGATTAGCTACCAGCTCTGGCACTGTAGATTGTATTTCACCCAGGTCCATACGCATGGCAACTTCTAAATCAGCGTAAGTTAATCCCAGTTGATCTTCGTCGGTGCGTCCATCATCCCAAAGGCCGTCGGTGGGAGGTGCATCGATGATTGCTTGTAGTACACCCAACTCGCGGCCCATTTGCCATACTTCGGTTTTGTAGCAGTCAGCAATGGGACTGATGTCTACTCCACCATCGCCGTATTTGGTATAAAATCCTACACCAAAATCTTCTACCTTGTTGCCTGTACCTACTACGATACCACCTACGCTTTGAGCAATTTGATACAGTGTGACCATCCGCAAGCGGCTACGACTGTTGGCAAAACCCAATAAATTATTGTAGGTGCTCAAACGACGTTCGAACTCATCAAAGGTCGAAGTTAAATCAATGATATCATGTCGCACATTGTCAAACTCGTTGCATAACCAAGCACCTTGACGCATACTTAGATCATGCAGATCTGGACGTTGACGGATGGGCATGGTAACTGCCACGGTATTCAATCCAGTGCGGGCACATAGAGCACTGACCACAGCACTGTCAATACCACCACTGATGCCTACTACTAGACTTTTCATACCGGCCTGTTGGGCATAGTCCCTGATCCAGGCAGTGATGCGATCCTGTAATGGTGCAAAGGCCAATCTATCTTCAGTGGTAAAGGTTGTCATTGTTTTTTAATTTCCATATTAAATGCTCTTTGGGTTCGTGGTATCTAAACTCAAACACAGCTTCGCCAGGCCCATGATACATTGCTGTACCTTCGTACACTTTGCGTAACCATAACCAACGTCCTGTTACGTCACTACGTTTGGGCAACCAAATAAACTTTAGACGCCATACTGCTTTATGATAAAAATGATCATACGTATCTACACCAGGAGTATAGTAACCAGCACCCATCATTTGCCCCAGCCGTTGCCCCACAAGTCCACATGCAATCGAGGACTGTAGTTAAATCCACGCTCACAACAGATGTTGGCAATGTTTAACTTGTTACTTTCATATGGATCAACAACTCCGCCTTGTGGCATCAAGTAAACAACGCCTTTAAATCCGCCGGCTCTAAATGCATCTACAGCCCGAACAGCTTCATCCACATGCTCTTCGGTTTCTACAACAAACTTAAGATATGCATGTCCGTAATCTTGATAACCATTCACAACTCCAGGACAAATAGCATCTTCCCAAGTTTCGCCCGATGCACTCAACTTGGCACTGACACTGAATGTAACTTCACGACCCGGTACCTCTTGAGCCCACCTAATTAAATACGATTTAAAATCTTCGCGTAATTCTTGAGTACCATTGGTTTCAAATGTGATATTCTTTAGGTCTGTCATGCGTGGATGACTTAGTAATTCCGCATAAGCACGTTGCCACCCTAACAAAGGTTCTCCGCCTGTAATTACCAAGTGGACATCGTTGCCATTGTTTTGCATCCAGGCGTTGTTTGGAGTTAGGGCTAACATACGTTCTACCAGTTCTTCTGTGGTATAGTTTGGACTCAAATGTTTAAATGCTGGATGCCAACTTGCGTAACTGTCGCAACCTGTTTCAACCAAGGGCAAGTCTAAGAAGTTGTTGTACATATGAACAACTTCGGCCACATCGTCTGCACCTGTGGATTTTTCCCCTGGCTTGCAACCAAAACCGCTACAGGTAAAGTTACAACCATAAGTGCGTAAGAACACACTAGGCACACCCACAAAGCGACCTTCGCCTTGTAAACTATAAAATATTTCGCTGACTTTTATTTTCATTCTTGTACCTTGATTGGAATACTTTTAAAAGAATATTGTGTGTTGCCATCTTGTTGATGCGATTTATCAAAACTACTAAAATGTTGACTAAATTCTTCTTGATTTAATTCAAAATGATCAATGGGTTTTGCATTAGGTCCGGTACTGACAGCAATAGCATTGTTCATTTGTTCTACTAAACTAGGTTTTCTATAATGTATTTTCATTTCCACCAATCTTCCCAAGGGAACACAATCCAACAATCTTCTTCGGCTTTATTTAGGTCAACAGCCGAATAACTAACATTTAATTCACTCTCACTGGATTCGTTATTGCATAATACTGCAATGCGAACATTGTCTCCCCAAATCTTAAACCAACGATCTGATTCTGACAAGCAACTTTCTTGCCAATCTTCTTTGATATAATTTAAGGTAGCACCCGAATCATTGATATCATCTACAATAAGAATCTTCTTACCTTCGTAAGCATCTTCGGCCATCCACAAGTTGCTTTCGGGCTGACTGTTATCATCACGTAGACTTACTTTTAAAGTCTCCATTGGAACTTCTAAGTATTGGCTAATAAGGTTAGCCGGCACTAGTCCGCCACGTGTAAGTCCAACCACATAGTCGGGACGCCAAGAATCGTGCTGTAGTTGACGTAGGATTTCATGTGTTTGACGCTCAACATCTCGCCAGGTATAATAGATTTTCTTCATATGCTATTGTACAACAATTCACCACGGTTTGTCAATTATCGTGCGAGCCATTCGGGGTTATTTTGATACCAATCAACGGTCTCGGTTAACCGTTCTTCAAAAGATTTGGGTGCCTGCCAGCCCAGCTCGTATAGTCGAACAGGATCAACACTAAAACACAGATCATGACCTGGACGATCAACTGGAACCAAACGATAAGATAATTCACAACCCATTATCTGGGCAACATGTTGGGCAAATTCAAGATTATCGATAAACTTGTCTCCGGCACTGTTCCATTTTTCACAACGGGCGGATTGGGTTTTTAATATAAATCGAGTATGACTGGCCACATCTCCAGCATAGAACCAACGACGACCACCAATTAACTCACTAGGTCCTACGTGTATGTCCAGGGTTTCATTGTTGAGTAATTTGCGTATAATAATCACGGGCAAGCGATTGCTTTGGCAACGTGGACCAAAAGTGTTGTTGATGTGTATGACACTGACAGGAACAGCAAACGAGTTAGCGTAGGCTAAACACAGTTCTTCACCGGCTGCTTTGCCAGCCGCATAAGGACTATTACTATTGTAGGCATCAGTTGCTTGGCTGTCTTGCCCGATAGATATAGGGCCAAATACTTCGGCACTACTATAGTATACAAATCTTTCAACTCCGGTGTGTCTAGCATGTTCCAACAAGTTTAATGTACCCAACACATTGTCCATGATAGATGCTGTAGGATCACTCAAGCTGTCAGCTGAACTAGGATTAGCACCGGCATGTAGTATAATATCTGCCGCTGGCAAATGCCTACAAGAATTTTTAATGTCGTGTTCAATTACAGTAACACGATCAAGTATGTGATTAATCCGTTCCATATTGACCGAACCCGGACGTACCACGCAGATCACATGATGATCTTTTAAAAATTCTTCTACTAAGTAATGACCAATGAATCCATTGGCTCCGGTAATTAATGCTGTTTTCATTGTAGTCGCTTGTATACTATATCGTTAGTGTTGACCAATATTTTTTTGTATCCTAAATCTTTAAAAAAATTATCCATCATATTTTTATCAACGCCGTATCTTTCTAACCACGGTGCATACCACTCTATCATGATCACTGGATGGTATCGTTCAATGGTACGTTGGGCACCTAGCAAGGCAAAATATTCATAGCCTTCTATGTCCAACTGAATAAGGTCACAGCCCGGCAGATCCATGTCATCAATACGCACGGTAGGTATATTACCCGGACCTTCTACGTGAATAGCCCCAGAATCTTTGCCTCTGTGAATGTTTACAAATTTTTTATCGTTGCCTAGACAAGCCTGCGTTTTTATTACATTATTGCCACAGTTCAAAGTTAGGCACAAAAAATTTAATGGATCCGGTTCAAACGTATACACAGTATCAAATCGTTGACTAAACTGCCTTACATACTGCCCGCAGTTGCCGCCAGCTTGTACCATAATACCTGAAGATTTGACATGAGTCATTAGCACATCAAAAAATTCTGGCGTTATGCGGTGCTTGTGCATGTAACTCCACATGCCCCAATCGTATTGCGGCCACCACAGATTTTTTAATTCTGGGTACTCTGAATTATCTCTTAATTCGATTAATTTTTCCAGCCCTGGAATCTTTTTGTAGTTAAAATTTGGCATGGTGTTTTATATTTTGATAATCATTTCGCGAGCAAGTTCTTCGTCACTAAGGAATGGTGTCATATCGTGTAGGCCGGCTTGATTACCATTTTTTAATGCCTGTGCTGGAAGGATTTCTTGATCGGTGTGGCAACGGCAATCAATAATACAAGGCCCTGCTTTATCGAGAATTTCTGGAAACTTGTCCAGGTCAGATGCTAGTCGCATATCAACATAGCCCATATCAAATGCAGAAGCAATATTCATAAAGTTAGGGAACCACAAGCCAGTTTCTGAACTGGTGCCATGGACACGACCATTAAAATATTTTGTTTGTGTATTTTTGATACTCAAATAACCTGAATTGTTGAGTATAACAAATTTAATATTGAGTTCATGTTGCTTGACTGTGGCAAGTTCTTGTATGTTACTCATAAAACTACCATCTCCTATGACGCTGATAATAGGTTGATTACTGGCCATGCTAGCACCTATAGCAGCAGGTAGTGCCCATCCCATATCTGCCTGTGCTGGACTAAAAATAAAACGTTGACCCGGCTTGGCATTTAGGGCAACAGGACCTGCATAACTAATACTGCCAGCATCGCCCATCAGGATGTCTTCAGGACGACTGTATTTGTTAATGGCATCCAGCACAGCATAGATATTTAATGAGTAGTCGTTGTTGTTGGCACGATACTCGTCCTGCATTACGGGCCAGATAGCTTTCCAGTGATTACATTTGTCTATCCATTCTTGTCTTGTCATACCATGCTCCTAAAGAATTGTTCCAAGTCGACATTGTATTTTTCATCAATCTTGACAATATCTTTTTTTAATTCGTCAACGTCCAAGTCTACAATAATTTTATAACTGCCTGGACTAAACTGTGCAGGATCGTATCCAATCACACTTGAACCAAGACTGCTACCCAACACAAGCAACAGGTCTGCGTTCTGCATGGCAAAATTACCTGCACGGCTTCCTTTGATACCAACAGCACCAATACTTAATTCGTGATCATCAGCTGTGTAATCTCTTGCTCCGTAGGTACTAACATAGGGAATCTGATAATGCTCAATGAATCTAACAAAGTCGTCAACGGTATTGCTCTGACGAATACCGTACCCTGCTAACACAATAGGACGTTCAGCTCGGGCAATTGCTTGTTTTACACGACCATAGTCTGACAGTGTGTCGACCAAGGTAGTAGCAGTATATTCTCTATAGTTCTCGGGCATCTGTGCTGTTTGAATATCTCCAGGAATATCAATCCATACAGGACCAGGACGACCGGTTGTTGCCAAGTGTACTGCATATTGGATTGTATATGCTACGTCTTGTATATTATCAATAAAGCAACTTAGTTTGGTCATCGTCTTGTAAGTGTCAACCACGTGGTGTTCTTGGATGCCATACTTACGAATGTTAATGTTGTTCTTTTCGTTAATGTGTCCGCTACATGTTGCTAGTCTAACATTACCCGATAAGAACAATACAGGTACGCTGTCTTGCCATGCGTTTAAAACCGATGTTGCACAGTTGGTGCCTGCACAACCTGTTGTGGGATTAACCACAGCAAGTTTACCAGTGAATTTGCTTTCGGCTGTGGCTGCATGTCCTGCACCTTGCTCGTGATGATAGCAGATATAGGGCATGCCTTGTTTGATGAATCCATCATTGAGTCCGCTGGCGCCACCGCCCATAATCCCGTGGACACGTTCAACTCCGATTGATTTTAAGTAATCAGAGATCCATTCACATACTCTCATTTTGTTCCCAATGCTTTGTAAATTCTATTCAGGCCTTCTTGAATGTTTTCACGACTGGTTGCATAACATAATCTAATATAACCTTCGCCGTGTTCTCCAAAGCAATGGCCGGGTAAGGTCACTACTCCAGCATCCATTAGCTTTTCAACAACTTGGTCACTTGATAATCCTGTTGCTGTGATATTAGGAAATACATAAAATGCCCCACCTGGCTTGAGACATTTAACACCCTTGACACGATTAAGCCCGTCGACCAGCAGGTCTCTACGTGCCCGATATTCTGCCATCATGTTTGTAACTGTTTCTTGACTGCCGCGAATAGCTTCAATACCAGCACGTTGAACAAACGTACTGACACAACTTGCGGTAGTTTGTAACAGTGCCGCCATGCGTTCGATGACATTGGCCGGTCCGATCAGTGTACCCAATCTCCAACCTGTCATGGCAAATGCTTTACTAAAACCATTGCTGAGTATAACATGTTCCTTGCAATGATCGTAAATGCTGGGACTTGCAAAACCAATCGGCTCATAGTTCATACGTGCATAAATCTCATCACTGTAAATGTATATGTCATACTTCTTGGCAATTTCATAAATGCGTTTAACTTCATCGGTGGTAAGCACACTACCTGTGGGATTTTGCGGACTGTTGATAATAATCAAGCGTGTCTTGTCTGTAATAGCCGCTTCGATATCGTCCGGGCTCATACGGAATTCGTTTTCTTCTTTTAGTGGTACACGCACAGGCACAGCACCACACATTTTGATGTTGCTGTAATATGTGCTGAAACCAGGATCCGGCACAATAACTTCGAAGCCCGGGTCAACCAAACAGAATACCGCATAGTAGATAGCAATGTTGGCACCTGGAGTAATTAACACTTGATCTAGATCGGGACGAAATCCTCTGCTACGTTCTGTGGCAAACTGAACAGCTTCTCTAAATTCTTGTAAACCAAAACTACTACCGTAGTGTGTTTCTCCGTTGGACAAAGATTGCACAGCGGCCCAAGTAACATTTTTAGGAGTGTCAAAGTCTGGCTCACCTATCTCCATGTGTATGAGATGTTGGCCCTTGGCTTCCAAGGCCTTGGCCATGTCCAGGTACTTGAACATTGGCTGACCATCAATCTTGGATGTTACCTGGCTTAAACTTTTCATAGGTACAAGCTCATAAATCCGTCAACCTTCTCACCAATGTACTCAATCTGCTCGGGTGTAATAACTGGGCTACAGCCGTGGAAGTAAGTGTTCTTCATTGTGAATGTGGCCACAGGATAATTGTCACGTGCCTCTGCGGGATTCATCAAATGACTGTACGCAGGTTGCAACATGATGTTACCGGCAAAGTATGGGCGTGTTTGTATCAAGTTTTCTTCAAGATAGTCAACGATATCCATACGAGAGAACGGAGCACCCGCACGGATAGTTAATGGAAACGCAAACCAACTGACATCTGCTTTGTCTCTGGCACGTGGCAAGTGGAAGAACTCTTCATACTTTTCATAGATGGCAAATAATAGATTGTAGTTGCGTTGACGTAGCTCATGTATCTCTGGCAATTTTTTAAGTTGCTCAAGACCCATGGCCGCTTGTAGTTCAATGGGTTTTAAGTTATACCCAATTTCATCATACACATATTTGTGATCAAAGATCTGGTCTGGCATTTCTGGGATCCACTCATTGAATCGCTTGCCACAGGTGCCACATTTTAGTTTGTTAGCTTCTGGTCCGACACAATAGCAACCACGTCCCCATTCACGTAGACTACGCACAATAATTTCTTGTTGTGGATCATTCATGGCCACAAAACCACCTTCGCCCATGGTCATATGGTGTGCTGGATAGAAACTACAGCTGGCCATTAGACCAAAGCTACCCAAGGGTTTACCATCATAGGTAGTGCCAAGTCCATCACAACAATCTTCGAGCAATACAAGATTGTGTCGGTTAACTAATTCCATGACTTGATCCATGTTAGGAGGATTACCCAACACATGAGCAAAGGTTATAATTTTAATATCTGGATCGTTGGCAAGTATTTGTTCTGCTTGATCCAAGTTGATGTTTAGAGTATCAATTTCGATGTCGCAGAATACTGGAGTAAATCCATTTTGTAAGGTTGGATTAAGTGTGGTTGGAAAACCTGCAATAGGCATCAATACCTTAGTACCCTGTGGAAAGTTGTAACCACGTTTGGACTTCATAGCGGTCATCATTAGTAAGTTGGCTGAACTACCACTATTGGTCAACACACCGCGTGTCTTGCCAAATTCTTTAGGGAATTTTTGTTCGAAGCGTAGACTCTTATTGCCCATTACTAACCAACCATTAAGCAATGCTTCTGCTGCCGCCACGTACTCGTCTGAGTTAAAATGTGGACCTGCATAGTTGACAAAGTCCTTGCCAGCTACCCACGTCTTGTCTGCTTGTTTAGCATCAATGTATTTTTTAATATCTTCTAATATTTGTTTCATAGTTGAATCCCTAGTTCTTGACACAATACTTTCATCATGTCGACCACTTGTCTACTACCACGACTAGCGGCAAAGTGCAAAATGTTTGCGTCGTTAAGGGGTAATCCTGAATTCCAAAGTCTAGTGGCTTCTAACGCAACAGGATGATCACTTCTTAAATTATGACACATGTAATTCATCTCAGGATGTACTCGGTCTTCTTTGGGAATATCTTGTGCCCAAAACATTGCATTGTGTCTTAGTTGATCAAACCCCCATAAGCGATCTGGATGTGTTTCTCTTTGTTCCCAATATTTTTCACCAAGCTCCCAAATTTCCTGTGACATGGTATGTGGATAATATTGCACATCATCATTGAAATGATGTTCGAATTCTCTATGAGCCCGCGGGTCTGTGTAGTTAAATAGTCTGTATTCTTGGTAACGATCGCCAAACACGCTGGTAGGTCTAATCATAAAAGTATCAGCACCGGCCCAAAAAACATTACATGGTTCCTTGTCCCATAATTCCTTGATAGCTTTCCAGTTGTCTATGGTATAAGTATCACTGTCGTTGGTAGGCTCAGTCCATAACACAGCCTCAAATGGTTCTTGACAAAATTTACGGAATGATGCCAATCTCATTTGGTACATTTCTCCATAGGCTGTATACAGATCCTGATTCTTTTCCGTGTGCCATCCATTTAGAATTGGCCGCACAGCAGATACCAGATAATTTTTAACCGTCATTATAGCCTACCTAATATAGCACCACTGTTTTGTCTGTATCCTTGACTGTTCAGTACTTCGTAACCTTGTAAAAGTAAGTAAGGAATTACCGCTGAACACTTGCCAATAAACACTCCTTCATTGGGATGATACCAAGTGTCATCACATACTATGATGCTTTTTTCAGTCATCAATGGCATTAGTCGCATGGCTTGCAACAAGTGAGTTTTTTGACTGTTGATATTGGTCATTTCGGTGCCCATGTAATCTCTATAGTGTTGTTTTTGTGCAGGCACAAAAGATTCTTCTTGCCCACCAACCCAATAGTCCCAATCAAAATTGTCAAGATATACTAACGAAAATTTCTTTCCAGGATTGTCTCGTGTAAATTGTTCTAGAAAGTTTTCACCAAAGGCATGTACCAGTTCTATATGATCTGGCAACGGTCCTTCGGCTAATCGAAATTGTCCGTCGGCTCCTAATATTGCTTGTCCTTGCGCCGACAACACTGTTCTAGCTCGTGTGATCTGATTTTCATCTGCGTCAACACCATAAAACTTAACGCCTTTTGTTTTTGCTATGTCAGCAAAGAATTTAGTACTACCTTCGCCGCGGTCAACACCAATCTCAACCCATGCACCGGCTGGATCAACTGCATCCATAAATTGTGCTACTTCTTTATAATATGTTCCCATAGATCACCAAATAAAATTTAACATGTAATACTCTATAACTCTTTGTAATTCTTGATCAAAGTCTGCTGTCGGTTGCCAACCTAGGGCTTTAAGTTTAGAGTCATTGATTGCATAACGCACATCCTGGCCTTGTCGTTGGCTGCTAGTAATGTAATCTTCCCAACGATCTTCGGCTCCACTACCGGGATAGTAATGCAAAATTTTCTTAATAACTTCCTTATTAGGCATTTCTGCATTGCCTGAAATATTGTAGATTTCGTTAGTGCCACTGTGATCAATTACAGTCATTACCGCACGAGCAGTATCTTCAACATGCAACCAAGTCCGTTGCGGCTCACCACGATCATGCAGGTCGATCTTTCTTCCTATTTTAAGATATTTGATTGACTTGGGAATTAATTTTTCAACATATTGACCAATGCCATAGTTGTTGGTAGGACGCACAATTATATATTTGATGCCATAGGTCCTGGCCCAAGCCAAGATCAACATATCAGCAGAAGCCTTTGAGGCTGAATAAGGATTGCTGGGTTTTAACAGATCAGTTTCGGTATGGGCACCCGATTCAATGTCGCCGTAAACTTCGTCGGTTGAAAAATGCAACAATGTTGGTTGCTTTTGAACAGGCTGTTGCCGGATCAATTCTAACAAGCGATGTACACCATCAATATTGCTACGCAAGAACACTTCGGAACTCATGATTGAATTGTCTACATGAGTCTCGGCTGCTGTGTTTATGATATAATCGCAGTCATACAGTCGGTCAAGATTATTGATGTCTTTGTGTATGAACTTAAATGTATCGTATTTTTGAAACTCGTTTAGAAAATCGAAATTGCTGGCATAGGTACCTTTGTCCACACCGATCACATGCCATCCACGTGCCAGGCACTGACGTGTGACATGTACTCCTATGAATCCCAAACATCCTGTAACATATACAATTTTTTTCATGTCATTTTTATTTGGAATTGTCGCATTTGTTTATTGATATCGTTTTTTCTAAGATTTTCCCAAGGATCTTGTTTTCCGTCCTTGACGTTTTTCCAAAAACTACTATCTGCATTTATGCTTTCTAGATACTCATTGAGTTTGTCGCATTCTTGCATACGATGTAATGTCATAAGAGTGTGATGAAAATCTCTTGGATTACTTGGATTGCCTTCTAATAATTCACGTTCTTTGAAAGTGGCGTCTAGATTGTTACCAGTAAGGTCAGCTCGGTCGTGAATCACATGAACATCAATCCGCTCCCAGATGTCTACACAATAGGCATTTTGACTTAACCAAGCATCGGTCATGGAATGTAAACTTAAATGTCCAATTACATCCAACCAAGCTCTGGGCACTATCGGGAATATACTGTATGGATGATCATGATGAGTATGAACTGCTAGTAATTTAAATTGTCCGGTATACCGACAAATTTCAGTATCCCAACCTTGGGTTTCCATTATAGCATCATCGTTCCAAAAGAATAGCCAGTCGGCAGATGAATTTTTAGCCAATTCGTTGATATACTCATTAAGTCGACCATACCCGATGGGAGCAAATGTCATGGCAGTATAGTCTACGCCCATAGCATCTAATCGAGGTTGTAGTTCCTTTTGGAAATGTTCAATACCAACAGTGTCATCGGTATCCAATCCTAATAAAAGCTGAATGCTGTCTAAATCATCAGCTTGTTCTAATAACCCTATTAGGCTACGATCTAGGGCCTTTGTACGTCCTCGTGTGGGCAATAATATTGCTATTTTATATTCGTTGGTCATGGTGTGAATATTTATATGCGTATATTATTACACATATAAATTTTAGCCCTCGTAGATAGCACTGTTAGCACCGTGTTCTGCACATTCTACCCTAACGCAATAGCAACGATTGTTAGTCTTTTCTCGAATCAACTGATCAGCATAATTGAAAGCATGTTCGGCAAATTTCTCTGCACCTACACCGTCAAATATTCTAATCTCCGCTAGATCCAATGCTTCTAGTTCTTGAAATTTGGCTAGATGTGGATCCTGTGCATCCAAAGCCAATTTGTGATCAAAGTGATCCTCTAGCCATGCCTTGAGAGGTTTAAGTCCGCCAAAGTCTACGGCCCAGTTCTTGTTGTCTAGTGTGTCACAACCAAATGTAAATGTAAACGCTAGACTATAACCATGTAGCAAGTGACAATGTGAATGGTCTGCATTGGGTTGACGAAATACTGCACTTAGGCCAATGTTATGTCCGTAATGTTTTGTTGAATAATACTTTGCCATTGATTTCTCCTATGTTAGATTATAGCATAGATGGCAGAGTTTGTAAAGCGGGGTGACACCAAAGACCGCTGAGTATTACTTTTTCTTTTTGTCCGGTACTGTTTTTCTAGCAGACTTGGTTTCGGTACCAGAATCAATAAGTTGTTGCACAGTATCAAGAGCTTCTGTGGTAGCAAACATTTGCCAAAGACGATCACCAGTGGCTTCGATTGCTGTAAAATCTAGTGCAATTTTTTGATCATTTTTTAATTCTAATATAAAGGTTCTTTTTTGACTCATAGTTGTTCTTTCTTAATAAAATTATTTATTTGTTTCAACAGGTATGCATTTTAAATGTTCGTCGCAACGTTCAAAACTGCCGTTTTGTGTGTTCATACGAATAATCTGATCGTTATGCACAGTAAAGGTGTACTTGGCATTGTCCACAGCGGGCATGGTCACTTGATATCCAAGCAGTAGACACATCATTGCGGTTAGTGCTATCATTTTTTATAATTTCCTTTTCCGGGAATTGTATTACGCACACCACCTACTGGATCCGCCACATCTCCATTGCGTCGTGGTATAAGATGCACATGTGGATACATTACTGTTTGTCCTGCCGCCACACCCGAATTGTATCCAATGTTAAATCCATCATACTCGCCAGATTTGACCATGTGGTTTCCATCGGCTAATGCTTGTTCCATGGCCTGCACAATCCAATTTGGATTGTCATCTTTAGGCACATACAATCTATGTCCCGGAGTGCATGGATACTTGTCCAAATATACCGCAACCAGCGGACGATCTTTTATCTGATTGTCCCATGGTGCTATGCCTGCTTGTTGTGCGTCTAGTAATGTTGTCATGTTAATCAAAGAAAAATCTAAATTCGTTCATAATGCGATATTGATTTGTACCATTGTTGGTGGTTGTCATGGCACTAAATCTATATTGCGTGTTCCGGGTTAACATATTGGTATAAAGAGCTCTCACATATGGAGTAACTTGATTTTGCACCATTAAGTTCTTTGTAGTATACGTGGTATTGCCCGTGTTGTCAACACCAGTTGGTAACTTTGCTTCGACTGATCCAGACAATACTACCGGTTTAACACCTGCATAAAATCCAATGTCACCTTCTTCTTTGACATTTCCAAATCGGTAACCGGCTTCGGCCCAGGCACCTGTCATGTTGTTGACCTTGGTAATCAATCCTGGAGTAATGTTTGTGGTCACATTCATCACACTAGCCTGTGCCGAGAATCCACGATCGCGATAAGTAACCACGTTGTCCAAAATGCCCGAATTATTAATCATACCCCAGGAGCCACCAAATGCAATCCAGGGATTTGAATTTAAGTTAGTATATTGCATACCATAACTCCATTTACCTGCTCGATAAACTTCGGGTATGCCCACTGTGTATTGTGTGGGTTTGTTTAACAGGCCTGGTCCTTGATCATTGTTGCCACTAAACGCATTTCTATTTTCGGTGGCCACACGCATATTGCCTACGGTTATCGGGGTGCCATTAACAAGATATTCGGCATGGCTAGTCAAGTTATATTGATCAATGTGTTCAGTGTTATAACCAAACGCATTGGTAGTTGATACATTCATAAACTTAAGATTGGCAAAGTAAGTTCTACCTACTGCATCAGTAACAACACTTTGTCCATCGCCCATGTCAAGTCCGGCTAGATAACCACGGATTGGTTGAAGACCACGACCGGCTACACTAATTTGTAATTCGCCAGTAGGCTTAAAGGCCTGGGCTGGATCTAGTAAGTTCATACCAAACCATTGTGTTGAACTTTGTGCCAGCACCGTATTAATCTGTCCATCACTCATCCAGGGCCAAGCCTGTTTGATTGCGGCCGCAGTGGCCTGGGCCGATGCTGTGGTTGCTCCAAGTTTACTAAGGTAAATGGCCTTTTGTTGCACTCCACCGCTGGTATAACTTACCGCGGTGGCCAGATACATACTACCATCTGGGCCTTTGACAAACACAATA